CGGCGAACTTTTTGGCTTCACGCTTACGATTATCCTCTGGACAGTCCGTTTCAGTGAGAAGTTGATACACGAATGATTTAATTTGTTCTACATCAAGGTGTTCATCAAATTCTTTTTGTTGCTTGGGCGGGAGCTGGTCCTTGAAGTCTTCAAGAGATGCTGATTGATTAGTTTGGCTTGTGTTAAATGACATGATTATGAATATAATAAAAAAATTGTTTTTAAACTAATAAATTATTCTTTTATAGAATATGCAGTGGAAGCATTATTTATATGTAGCAGGTTTGATATTGGTAATCATTCTAATAATTTTATACATTATTGGAAAAAGACTGCAAGTGAATATGTTAGATTTAGAAAATGCAGAAAGTTTTGATAATCCTCTTGAAATAAAAAAAGATATGATTGATAGATTATACGCTAAGATTTACAATAAAGTATTTGATGAACCGGATGTTTTTAAGAAAGAAGCTAGGGAAATTTTGAAGTTCATGGAAAAACATAAAATAGAAGGTGATGAAATATTGGAAGTTGGGACAGGAACAGGTAAGCATTTTCAGAATTTAAGCTCAAGTGGGTTGAAAATAATTGGTGTAGATAGGAGTGAAGCGATGTTGGAAATATTTTCACTTAGAAATCCACTTGGAAAATTTATCTTAGGTGATATGAAAAATGAGGGACTATTTACTAAGCAAAAATTCAAAATAATCCTATGTTTGAAAGAAACTTTATATCATAATAAAATAGCTGATTGGGATACAATCCTAAGTAACTTTTTTTATTGGTTAAAACCAGAAGGCTATTTAGTTGTGCATATTTTTGATAGGGATAAATTGGATGCTTGCCCAAAAAATATGACATTTTCGAGAAAAGATGGTGAAGGACGTCAGCATGGAATTACAAATTTCCCTAACTTTACTCATGATGGATGGTGGGAAAAGAGAGGAAAAGTAATTTGCCAATATAATGAAATAATTGCTATGAGAGATAAGAATGGAGCAATTACAAAGAAGAAACATTATAAGCATAATTTAGCAATACCTGAAAAAACAAAAATCATTGAAAAAATTATGTCGAATTATTTTAAGTTAATAGAGATTGTAAAATTAGATAGTTTAGGGCTGAAAGATCACGAATTATATTTTTTTAAAAAAATTAAATAATATATGGCAGCTTTAAGTAATAAGGATTTTAAACAAGGATGGATTGATAGTTATTATCCTTATGGACAATATATTGTCCAAGATAATCAAGTAATATTAGGTGGTGATGAAATAAAAGTAAATAGAGAAATATTAACAGAACAAGTAATTAAAGAAAGTGCTAGTGGTTATGATAAAAATACTAATATTCAGCAAACAGGTGGAAGTAAAGTAAAAAAATATAAAATTAAGGCGGATAATATTGAGGGGGCTTTCAATAAATTAGAGGGAAAGCTTAAAAAAGGAAAAGGAGATATTTTAATTTTAAAATTAGAAAGTTTAGATGACAAAAATAAATTAAATTTTTACAAAATTTATAGAAAAAAAATATGAGTTATAATATATAGAAATGACTGGTAGTAATCAATTTCAAAAAGAACTTACTAAACTTGAAGGTTTATTAAAAAGTTTAAATCAAAAAAATAGTAAAATGTCAGGTGGAAGTAGTCATAAAAAAACAAAAAAAAGTTATCATGAAGAAGAATATGAACAAGAATACGAACAAGAATACGAACAAGAATATGAACAAGAACAAGAATACGAACAAGAATATGAACAAGAATATGAACAAGAATCTAAATTTTCAGGTGGTGCAGAAGGTGATTCCCGTTTTTTCAAGCTCGTTAGTGTAAATGGAAAAGAGGTTGATGGTGGAAGATATGAGCTTCCATTGAAAACTAAGTCTGGAAAACCTCAAACTAGGGGTCCCAAGGATAAAGCATCTAGTGCATTTTCTGAGATTTGTCAGAAAAACAAAGAGAAGGGTGAATGTAGCTATAAATTTGCTATCCAAGAAACTACCCGTGGAAGTGATAAGAAAGTTTATCACTATCAGGGCAAGAGAGTTAAACTGGCAAAACCAGTTGTTCTTAAATTAAAAGACAGTAAAACTGGAAAAGTTAAAGAGGTTGTAAAGAAATTTAAGAATTTAATTACTTCTCTTGGTTCTGGTCATGAATAAGTTATATTTTTTAATCAATAATTTGATAAAAAAATATTCTAATTAAAAATAGAATGACTGCAAAATATAATTATTCAATTATAGATTTTCCAGAAGAGGGACAAAAATACGGTAAATATACTGGAAAAACTCCTGGGATTGTTGCCAACAAAATTTTCAATAAATTAATGAAACACTATAATTTTTTGGATAATATGGATGGAAAGAAATATTTAGTGTTCGAATTTGAAAACAAGGACACTGGAAAAATATATGAATATATTGGAACTCCAATTATTTTACAAAATCCAATGTCAATTAATATTCATAATCAAAATATAAGTATAACTCATCGTTCAATTGTTGTTAAATATGATGATAAAATGAAGGAAATATTTAGTCCTGAACTTAAAACTATAAAATCTATATCATAAATATGTCAAGAAAAGAACCTCAATTAAATCCAGAAGACCCACAAAAAAAAGGGAATGATTCAGTTAATTCAACTGATATGACTACTATAAATCAATTAAATGGAGAATTAAATATTGATAAATTATATCCAGAAGTGAAGGATACTCAAACTATTTTTTTTGAAAATCCTTATACAATAAATGGAGGTGGCTATATGCATCAGTTTAGGTTTATATCTAAGCCTAGTCAATTCTCAATTCAAGGTAGAAATCCATTAGATGCACTTAAAAATGGATTGGCAAGATTGGAGAATGAAAACCGATATATTTATAACCAGAAGAAAAAAATAACTGTGAATTTACAGAAAATAAGTAATAATCGGGTAAATAAACTTCATAAATTTATGGTGAAAATATTTAGAATAGACCATCCTGTTTATAAATATAAAATAGAAATATGGAAATTTTGAGAATTAAGGGGAATCTTACAAAATTTTGAGAATTTCGTGAGATTAAAAAAAACTGCATACATTATGAAAATGGGAGAATATCATTGTGAGAATCATTTAGAGATTTATGGAAAATGGGAGGATTTAAAGAATTTTACCATAAATAACTGGGGAAATCAGGGTATTAGTTTTCGCAAATCAGCGGATGTAGAGCAACCATGTATGATTGAATATGAGAAAGACTTATTCAATCGAGAGATGGACATGATATACTATACATTTTTAACAAGAAATGAGCCACCTGAGAAATGGTTATCACAAATTTCAAAACAATATAGCCATCTGGAGTTCAATTTATATTATCAGAATAGAAAAATTGATAAAACAGGGGATTATATGATAAAAAATGGAGAAATTTATTATAAAGAAGAAATAGCAGCAAATTAGCAAATTAATGAATATCTACTTGCGGCAACATATGCATCATCTGCACCAATAAATTCTTTTGATTCTGACGCAATAATTCTTTTAGAAAAACTGGCATCTTCTTTAGTCAATTTACAGACCGCATTTAATTTTGTAAATTTATCGGCAAATGCAATAAGGTGGCATACATCGCCAAATGGTTGTTGTAAGTAGTCACCATCTAAGCCACTTGTAATAACTATTTTGCCCATTTCTTCAACCAATACTTGTATTGTTTGAAGTGCATTTTTTAGAAATTGGACCTCATCAATCATAATTACGTCATAGTCTTCTAGATTCGGCTGAATTAGGATTTCTTTGAGGTCTTCAATGGATAGCATTGTTTGGAACACCTCCTGATTATGGGAGCAAATGTTTCCAATTGAGTCATAACGAAGGTCATTACAATAATTTACAGAAAGTATTTTTTTGTCGATGGATTGGTATTGTTTTCCGATACGCATGAGTTCTGTAGTTTTTCCGGAGAACATAGAGCCTGAAATAACATGGAGAAAGCCCTTATTTTTTGTAATAAAATTTCTGGAAATGGGCAAATATTTATCGCCCGATTTCATGGAAAAAATAGCAGGTGTTGTGTCCCTCAATTGGGAACAAAGCGCTGATAATTTATAGACATATTCGGATTTGGGTATAATTGATATTATATTTTCATATGGGCAGCGCTGATAATCATTGTCTAGTGCTGCGCAAATGAATTTTTTATCCATCTTATTGGCAAGTATATGTAAAATAAAACAGTCATCAAATAATTGTAAATTATCTATAATAATAACATTACTTTTTTGGAACAATGAAGAAGTCACAATATTTTCTATTGCAGATGTACTTATTATTTTCATGGTGTCCTTTGTAAATGATTCATTGACAACAGAATCATGTAAAATGATGGCAATGTCATCTTCTTTTGTAAAATGACAGTAATAAAGACGCAATAATTCAGTGGTTTTCCCTGCCTTGGTAGGTCCAATATATAGAGTAATCGAGCCAGGCATATTTTTTATATATTAGGAAACATCTTTTTAATATTTCATTTTTTACGCAAGGGCTTAAAGCTTTTTTGCCTAAAAGGATTTAAATATGCCTAGCAAGAAGAAAAGTGTGAGTGTGATTGTTAGTGCTTCACAACAAGAAGATGATATTTCTAAACTTATGCCTAAGAAAAGGGGGCGTCGACCAAAAGATAAATCATATACTGTTATAAGTAATTACAAAGATGTACCAATTGAAGTAGAGAACGATAATATTATTTTACATTTGCCAGGTGATGAAAAAATTAATAATGAAAATTATAATGATATTATGATAAATACTGATGGAATAATGCGTTATGACCCAGTTTTAAATGAACCAATGCCATATGAACCATTTAATCAAATGCAAAGCGATTATGCAAATATTTTAGAGAAAAACCAGGAAAAAATAGAAGTGGATAATTTAGAAAATCAAAATATTGAGTTGGAAAATGATGAATCATCTATTAAAAATGATGAAGTATATATTAGAACAATAGGATTTGAAGAAATGAATAAGAACTATTTTAATGTTTTGAAGAAGGTAAAAATATTAAAAATGATACAAGCAGATGATTCTAAAAAAGAATGGGATTCTTCTTCTGAACATGCTTGTTTTTATTGTACGGAACAATTTCAGACTATGCCGATTGGAATACCAATCCGTTATATTAGAGGACAATATTATTGCCGAGATAATTTTTGTTCATTTAATTGTGCAGCGGCGTATATATTTTCAGGATTTGATACTAGATATCATTTTAAGAAATGGGAATATTATTCTTTACTTTGTTTATTGGCAAAAGAAATAAATGAAAAGATTAATTCGGACCTTGGCATAGATATTAAGAAAATTATTTATGTAAAATTGGCAGAAGACAGGAATTTGTTGAAGAAATTTGGAGGTCCCATAACAATCGAAGAATTTAGGAAACAATTTTATTTTTTGGACAAAAAATATTCATTATTGTATCCACCAGTTTCATGCATGTATCCACAGACTGAAGTAGCACATTATGTTAGTGTTCATAGACAGAAGGCAATGATGTTGAATAATGAGAATCGTTTTCAGGAATTGAATGATTTAAGATTGAAGAGAGACAAGCCATTACTTCAGAAGAAAAATACATTAGAGGAATATATGTCATTAAAGATTTCGTAAAAAGGCTTAAAAATAATAGTATAGTAATATACTACTAATAAAAATGGTGAAGAAAATTTATGCAGAATTGGATAAAATAACATTTGAAAGTATTAAGAAATCGAGATCGTCAAATGGAATGATTGATGAAAATAAATTTTTCAGAGGATTAAAAGAGGGAGATAGTGTTATTTTTTCTTGTAATCAGAAAAAAATAGAGGCTGTTTTAAAGAAGGTAAAAATATATAATAGCATATCTGAATATTTAAAATTAAATGCACACATTGGAATGATGGAAGTAAATAGCTCAAAGCCAATAGATTTTTTAAGCAAAATGAATGATAAAAAAGTGAGAATATATGAAGTAGATTATTATCCTTATGGTGATGATAGGGATGGCGGTGGCGGTGGAGGCTGGGGAAGTGGTAGAAAGAGTATCTTAAATTCTAGTGATAAAGAATTAGAAAATTTTATATCGACTTTATTTGGTGGTAATATTGATAATTACGATGATGATTAAGTTAGTCTAGGTATGAATAAATTTCAGTATCATTTAAAAGTTGTACATCTTCAATTTCTTTCTTTTTATTATTTTTATGAATAATTGATGAAATTTTTTTAGAAAAATTTGATAATTTAATTTTATCACGAATAGTTCCTATAGTTGATACTGTAAAATTTTCGAATTTTTTTGAATATAAAGTAACTTGAATATTAGCTGTTATAAAAAGTATTATTAGAAGTAAAACTAAACCGAATAATAAATAAAGCATTTTATATATTATTCAAAGAAATAATAATTTTATTGTTGAGCACACTGCATTGGCATTCCTTGAGGCATTCCTTGAGGAATATTATTTTGTATATCATCATCGTAATTTTCATCGCCATTGTAATGATTGGGGGCTTCAGAAGATGGAATAAGATGAACAATTTTTTCTGAATCTAAATTTTGAAAATCAGTTGTTACAGTGCGACCCTCATAAATTTTATCCATAAGACTCTTAAATTCATCTATATATTGAGAAGGTATAGATTTAGGGAGTTCCAATTCAAAATGAATATTCATATTTCCATTTTCAATTCCATAGGATGGAATAATATATGTTTCATCCAAATTAATCTTTTGATAATAGCAAAAATTTATTTCTTTGTCTCCAAAATATTTTATGGTTTTTTCAACCCCATTGTAATACTCATCAAGGCGAATCTTAAATGTTGCTTCAAGGTCATCTCCATTACCACGTGAAAAAACATATTTATTTTCTTTTGCATTTGGTAAAGAATTATTTGATGAATATGAACTTTCTTCGTCATCTTCTTCATCTTCGTCATCTTCTTCTTCATCTTCTTCATCTTCTTCTTCATCTTCGTCACAATTTTCTACTTCAATCGGTGATTCATCTTCACAATCTTTCTCATTTTCTAAGATATCAAATTCATCTTCATCTATATAGATAACAATAACATCACCAACCTCTAAAGTTGGTATCTGATGACCTTTCTTTTCAAAGACTTCATGTTTATTTGGGCGAGTTCCTTTTGGAATGACTAAATAAAGTTCTTCTTCAAATGGAACAAGTAGCTCAGGAGGGGGTGGTTCTAATTTATCCCAAACTTGTCCTTCTGGAAAACCCATACGCTTATATTTAATAGTTTTTGTAGTACCAAAATAAGAGTCATCCAATGTAAGACATACAGGAACTCTAACAGGTTGTACATTAACTTTGCGTTCTATTGGACCTCTTTGACCAAACAAATGCTCAAAAATTTCCATAGGATCACTCATATGTCTATCTGTTAATTTTCCGAATTTATTATAAGATTCCCTCTTTTCTGGGTCAGACAAAGTTTCATATGCTTCAGTAATTTCTTTGAATTTTTCAAGAGATTCTGAATTATCTGGATTTTTATCAGGGTGATATTTTAGTGCCATTTTTTTATAAGATTTTTTAATTTCATCGTTGGTACAATCAGGGGAAAGTTCTAAAACATCATACAAAGAAGTATCTGTCATTCTAATATAATTAAAAAATAAAATTCTTTTAAGCTAAAACCGCACTGCGGTTTAAAATTTTTATTATATTCTAATCTAATACAATGACTAAAATTTTATCATTTGATGTTGGAATAAAAAATTTAGCTTTTTGTTTTCTTGATTACAATAAAGAAGAGTCAAAAATTAATAATATTATAGCGTGGGGTATTATTAATTGTAAATCGGAATTATGGATGCCAGGGCAAAATAATAAGAAATGTGGTAAATGTGGGAAGGGCACGAACTATTGGATAGTAAAAGATGGTGAGCGCATAGAGATGTGTAAAGTTCATGCTCGTCCTTATGAGAAAGATTATTCAGTTCAAGTAAAATCATCTAAAAATCAATATAATCAGGTGGATTCCCTGGGATATGAGTACTTTCCGTATGAATTGCGAGATTTGCATTGTCCTTGTGGAGAGAAAAGCCGAAAATTTTTCATAAAATATAATGGCGATATTTGCCTGAAAAATATAAAAATTGGAGGTTTTTGCAATAAATGTAGTAAAGAAGTAGAAAAGTCTGGACAAGTTCTAACCAAAATTAGTGACTATCTAAAAGACGATGATACCAAAACGTATACTAGGATATACGATGGGCTCTCAAATTTAAAATTGGATGGAGTGAATGAAATTATTATAGAGAATCAGCCAGCTCTTAAGAATCCAAAAATGAAATCGGTACAACTCTTTATATATACATATTTTTTTTGTAAAATGAAAGAGGGAAAATATCCTGAATTGGCAAATGTTAGTTTTTTCAATGCAAGTAAAAAATTATTTAAAAAGGAGCAACATAATTGTATACACCCGGGTGTACCCTCTATAGAAGATATTACGAATGAGCCCCCTAAGGAGCCCCAAGCTAAAATGTCGGACTATCAGTCTTATAAGAAAAGAAAGAATGATAGTATAGATATTGTGAAGGGATTTCTACAAGACTTGGGAGAATGGAGTGCCTACTTTCAATCACACCCAAAAAAAGATGATTTGGCAGATTCATTATTACAAGGCGTTATGTTTTTCGCTTAGGCTTCTATTATTTTGGGAGTGATTGTACCCCATCCAACACTTTTCTTTATTTTTTCCACTTGTTTCATATCTTCTTCGTTCAAAATCATTTCACCATCTAAAATTCTTTTGAGTCCTCTTTTTGTAATTTTCTTTGTTCGCAGCCATTTCGACCCCAGAATAATTGCTAATTTTGCATCTTCCTCTGCTTTTTTACGTGTTTGTGATTCCACGTAATCAAATTGGTCCGCCCATTTTTCAAATTTATCGCGGACAACTTCATTCACATTTACTTCATTTGAAGTATATAAGTCACATATTTGGTCATATTTTTCGATTGTAAATTGTTCAACGAATTCTTCAAAACGGTTTGTATCCCAACTATTTTTCTCTTTTAGAGTTTTAATAATATTTTCTTTGATATTCTCAATAAGGACATTATGATTTTCAGGGTGTTCTTCGTGGTAATGCACCATTTTTATAAATTGAGGTAGACAAGTAGAGGGATGGCTAATTAATTTTTCGACTTGACTGGGTGTAATATAATTCAAATTCTCATTACCATAGGAATTAATCTGAATATTTTGTTGATGAACGCTTTGATCCAAATGCTGGTTAATATTATATGAATATGTATTACCAATTTTTTTGGTAAGTTCGAGAATTTGTTTTTCAAGGTGGTCAATATGTTCTTTATAAATTTTCTCTTTTTCCTCAATGATATGGGAAGCTTTGCTCGCCATAATGCATTTTTTAAGGTGCTTATTGAGATTATATTTCGCGGAATAAGATTTTTCACAATATGGACATGATATATTCTTTTTATCGTCCTCTTCTGGGATTGGAACAATAAGTATGCATTGTTTTTTAGTATCATTAATATGACGTTCATAATTATATTTTCGGTCAAATATCTTACCACATCTTTTACAATTATATTGAGTCATTATTTTGCTATTACTTATATATTATTTTTTTTTTGCTCTAAAATACTCAAATTATTCCCTCGATTGGAATAGAATTTTGGGGAGTAGTTTTATTATATTTTTTATAAAATATAATAATTTATATAATTAAATTACTACAATATTTTATGAAACTATTTTGAGATTGAATAATAATTTGTGAGCAATTGGAATATTTTGGAATGTACTGGAATAAAATATCGGAATAAATGAGTAAAATTATGAAATATTGCTTACCATGCTACCATATTATCATAAAATCTTTAGCTCCATTTTTTTTAATTATGGTTAGTTTACTACGATGATTTATGAAATTATGGAGAATATTATTATTATTTTTGCAAAATTTATACCATTTATTACCATATTACCATACTTTTTTTATTATACATTTCCAAAAAATAAGAAAATGGTATTGTGTTTACCATTTTTAGGCTTATTACCATTGTATTACCATGCCATTTTTATTTGTAATTTCTTAAAAATCATGGTAAAAAATGGTAGTAAGGGCTAAAATTGGGATATAAAATAACGAATTTTATGGTAGGAAAAAATGGTAGTGATTTTTATTTTTGATGACGGAATTACCAAAAATGGTATAATATGGTAGTAAAATTACTCATTTCTTGAAAAGTTTGAAATATTTAATTTTATCAAAGTTTTTTAGATGAGAATTAGATTGTAGATTTTACAACAAAAAATCTCTATATTTTT